CTATCTTTTAATGTTTTCACACTATTTGTTAAATTGTCTACAAATTCCAATTTCTTTACGTTTGGCTCTATCTTATCTTTCCAAGCTCTATCAATTTCCGTAAACTTACGATTAATTTCTTGCTTGCCCCAATAATTATTCACCAATTCTTGTGCTGATATTTCAGCTTCTTCACCAGCTTTAGTTGTCACTGTAAATACAGCATCTTTGGCTAGTTCAAAATCATCATCACCGACTTTGAATTTGAAACTGGATTCTTCTTCTTCTTCTGTGTCTCCTTCTATTTTTTCAGTCTCTTCTTCTTCTTCTGCACTATTTGTTTCAGATGTTCCACCATCATCATCATCTTCTTCTTCTTCTTCTGATTCTTCTTTATTTTCGGCAGACTCTTTTTCTTCTTCTGAGTCTTTCTTGGGCTCTTCATCTGGGATAATACTAAGATCATCCAATTCTGATGTGCCTTCTGATTCTGTGTTTTCTTCATAGTCTACGTCTTCAAATACGGTATCTACTATATTTTCTATATCTTCTACATTATCTTCCAAAATATGCTCCTAGAGTTAATATTTTTAATTATAATTGGGGTTGTTGTGGTTGTTGTGGTTGTTGTGGTTGCTCACCTTCCATAGGTGGTTGGTTTAATCCGTTTAGTTCCTCCATAGGAGGTGCTAATGGTTGTTCCTTAGCCAATTCTAGTGGATTTACAGCCAAATCAGCTTCTGGACTGAACACTGTCGGAAACGTAGAAAATTCTATCATCATTTTTTCCATCAATGCTTGGTTATTCTTGCGTTTATCCCATAATATCTCTTCAATACACATTATTTGATTCAGTATTGAATTGCCAGGGTCTGTTTTAGTCATATCATGTGTATCTGGCAGTATTTTACGAATATACCTATTTTGTATTACCCTTAAATATGCCCTATAATAAGCCAATAAATCAATATATGGTTGAGGTGGCTTAACTTTCTTACCATCAAGCATATCTTCTATTTCTGCCTCTGCCATATCAATAGCTGCTGTAGCTGTATCATATAGTTTCTCAGGCTCTCCTAGTTCCAGTATGTCAATAGCTTCTTCTGGGCTAATAGCGTTAGGAAACAGCTTTAGTATGCTTTCTATTTGTGTTATGCGACCTTGTTGGCTATCAGGAAAGCTTGCTCCACGTTTTATAGTCAAATCTACAGGAATATTCAAATCTGCTATGTCAAATTCTTCTTTTTGATAGCGTGAACGTTTTCCAAACACTTTTACCAGTCTATCATCATCTTTGTCATACATATCTGATGCAATAGCCAAAACAATCGTTGCAACTTTTTCTAAAGCCACGTTTACTTTCTCTAAGAATGGCTTAGACTGGTTGGTTTCTTGATCTTTGAAGAAGTTCAACATCAACTCTGATCTTGTGTTTGCTATTGTCTCTCCCCTTGAGATCGGCAGTACATTTGTAACTTGCATTAGCTTTTGTGTCAAATTATCTATGGCAGTAAGTATACTTTGTGATACTGGATCTGAATACAACATTTGTGGCTTACCAGCACTCATATCAACAAACAAATCTGTCGATAGATTGGACTTAACCTTTGCCTTGTCTACAGAACCTTCTTGCCAAATTCTCTTAGGAGAAAACAAGAACATATTCTTTAAGTACAAAGACCATAGGTTATTAATTGCCAGTTGAATCTTTTTACCAACACCCATAACAGAACATGCCAAGCCTCTTGACACTCCATGTATATCAACATCAGACAATTGAACAATGGGAAACAATTGATCTTCTATTAAGCGTTTGTGAGGAATTGGTCTATTTTCCAGCAGTATATCTTCTGTACAAACTATGATCCTACCTTCTGGCATTTCAGGTGTTGATCTATGGTATAGTGTGAATAATCTAGTTTTATTTTCTTCTTCTACATAGTTACAAGTGTCTGAACTAAACATTTCTAAATCACCAGTAACTTGAATTTCATCTGATCTATCTGAATATCGAATCTTCAATTTTTCGGTAGCTATATGGCTTTCAATTATTACCCAGTCAGCATCATCAAAAGAATTTGCCTGTTGCACTGTTACAAGTCTTGAGTCTAACAATTCAATTCCAACGTCTCCAACTCTTAGTGTATTGCTGACTTGTAGCACATTGCCGTGCTTATCTTTTTCTGTTTTCCAGAAATCTTTGCCTTTCAAGTTTTTGTTGGACTTATGCAAAGGTCCTAAATTATCATCCCATTTGACTAGTACAAAACTATCACCAAAAATAAATGTGTCTCTTATCCAAGAGCGTTTTACTTTTGTATCAAACTTCCTTTCATACATTATTGTGTCTATAACTTTCTTACTTACTTTGGACTTAACGGTTTCACTATATTCTTGAATGTGTCTAGGTGAAACATAGAAGGCAGTCTTATTGAAGGTGTACCTAGATGTTAGGTTATCTATGATATCTTTTATATGAGCTATACGCATACGCACGTATTTCCTGCTCTTCTTGTCCACCATATGTCCGCTATCAGTATTATAATAGCTCTTATTAGTATCGTTAACCAATGTTGCACTACCCAAGTAGAATGCCAAATTCTGCTCTAGCTCATAATAGTATTCAGAATCTTCTGATTGGAGTTTCCAATTAGCTACTATATAGTTCACTATTTCAGTGCTAGCTTCCTTATCATCCAAATCAAGCATGTACAATGGTACATTGGCATACTTTTTATTATCTTGTTCTTCTTTTTGGTACATTTATTATAGCTCCATTAGCCCAGATGAAAAGTCACTAATCTGATTAGTCACACTTTTTATGTAATCATCTTTAAATTCTTTATTTGAGTTAGTATCTTTCATTAACTTAAGTATGTCTTGCTCTACAGTCATCAACCTGGCAGTGTTTGATGCTATATCATCGCCTCTAAGTTCTAATTCTTCCTGCTGTGCTTTTTCAAGATCGACTACTTGCTTTATCATTTCGGCAGTATTGGCTTGAGATTCAAACAGTTTAACTTTAAAATTAAACATTATTTTCAAGCAAACTATTACCAATATATAAACCGTAACTAGTGCAATGACCATTATTAGTGTGCCTACCATATAAATTCATCATCTCCATAAAAAGGTTCATCATATTCTTCTGGCTCTTTCTTTTCAGAAGGTATGCTTAAAATGTATTCTTCAAACGTAGTGAATGATTTTTCTCCTGGCGTAATGCCAGATCTGAACAACATTCTTTCTTCGTATAATGCGTATCGAAGGCAGTCTATAAGTTCATCCATTTCCTTTACTGGTTTCTCAGTTTTAGGGTTGATCTTTAGACTTGCAAATTCAACTATCAAATCTTTAGCGTTAGCGCTTACCAATAATCTGCCGTTGGTGACTAAATCACGAATAAGTCCAAACCCATCCAATCTACTTATGACATTTTTATTACTGGGCTTAAAGTAAATCTTAGAATTAGATGCTATCTTTAAATCGTTACTAAACCAAGTTTCTGCACTATCATATATTTTCTTCCATCTTTCTATGGGCAATATTGGAACAAGTTTTTGAGCTTTGCGTGCTATGAACTCCCAAAAAATACGAGCACACATATGTTCTTTATTCTTGCCTTTAGTAAACACTAATGAATCCATGATGAACACATCTTGTGTTTCTCGATTAAATGCCAAAAACAAACAACCCCATCTTTTCATTCCAGATGGATCTACTGATATCATAAACTCAAGTTTGCTATAATTTGCTGCTATCTTCATCATCAATTTTTCATGAGGAATCAAATCTTTTTCCGTAATGTCTGGCATCCAACTATCAATACTACCTGTAACAAATTCTGCCAAGTATTCTCTTTGCCATTCAATTTTTCTGCCTTGCGACAAATACTTCTTTTCTCTTTTTTTAAGCTTATCATACAGTGCCAAGTTCTCAAAACTAGAAACTGATATGTAGGCGTAATCCTCGTCTGATTCGCACATATCCTTCATGTCAGCGTAGAACTTCTTCTTGCCACTGTCTATGTCTTCCTTTGCTGGCGGGGTGCTTATGATCAACAGCTGTGTGTCTAAGACATCAAAGTTGGGCTCTACTGCTTGGTGAAAGGCAGGATCAAAATCTCGAAATTCATCATAAACAATGCCGTTGAACTCCGTACCTCTAAGAGATTCTGTACTCGTTCCTGTGGAACCAATCAAGTAAATGACTGAGCCATTCTTAAAATGAATGGACAAGTCTGAGTTCTTAACTTGTACTACATATCCAGGAGGTCCGAAACTTTGCAATCTTCTCCTATTCCAAATAACTTTCTTTGCTTGCTCTTCTGTTGGGCAAACATAGTACCAAGTTGAATTGGGTATTTCCATTGCTTTTCTAAACAGAAAATAACTACAAACAAATGTTTTGCCTGATTTCCTTCCACAGTTCAAAAACACTATCTGCTTGTTTTGTTTTATTAGCTGGTCTAATGCTTCTACTTGCCAAGGATATAAATCATACATAGCATGAAGCTTATTGAGAAAAATATAATACTCAGCAATTGCTGGGTTTTCTAAAGCTTGCTTTAATAATTTATTTTCTGGCATCTAGTTTCTCCAGCTTAGCGTTTTTAAATGGGTCATCCAAGAAACCTTTCATGGCTTCTTCTATATCGGCAATATCTGAACCAGCAGAACTCTCAGATTTAACTGCTATGTTGCTTGTTGATTGTCCTTGTTCAAGCCTAATCACGCTATGAATATTCTTCATACCGCTAGAGATTGATGCGAACAATTTTGGATAATCTGCTGGCAGATACTTTCCTTCTTGTATTCCTTCTAGTATTAGTTTCGACAGTTGCGATAGGAGCTCACCAGAAGCCTTGTAGCCTCTCGAAAGTTCATTGCGTGCCTCTTCTATCGCCTTATCATTTATCTCCGAATGTAGGCTGCTCTTCTGCGTTTTCCAGGCTAGCTCCGATTTTGAGTTTCGTTGTACCCAAGTCCTCAAAGTTTCGTATACTACATCATATTCTACTGACAATTTTCTCAAAGATTCATAATCACCAGAAATATAAATAAGTCTCAGTATATCTTTTTTTCTTATCAATTCTGTTTTGCTATCCATATTATCCTTATTCGTTGCGTAATGTTCCCACAATTTCTTCATCCTGATCTCGAACCTTAGCCCTCACATGATTAGAATACCCTAGAATACTGACATTCTGGGTGATTTCTGGCAGGCTCAGGTTCTTCCCCCAGGGTAAAGAAATTGGGGGAAAATTTGACTATTCCTTCCCCCACAAAAAAACATGCAAAGCATGGCAGAAATATGACTATTTCTCGTCCAGTTCAGCCAGCATATCGAAAAAAGCGTCCATTATGTTGCATCTTTCTGAACTACTCGATTTTCTCCAATCGTCTAATAGGAAAACTATTTCCAGTTTTACTAAATCGTCTTTTTCGCTTAGTGTTTCGTGTGTTTTGCCTGCTAGAAAATCCATGTTTCCCTATTTTTTAAAAAATTTTAGAGACCCGTTTACTATCAAAATTTACTTACCCCTAGGGAACCATCGACTTCTAATAGTCGACCAGCCAACAGCCCGCCCTATAGTGATTATAGTGCGCCTCTTGCACCTATTGACCTCGTCTGGACATAGCTCACTGTAAAGAGTGTGATTACTGAGCTTGTAAATATACCTCCAGCACTGAGTAGTTAGCGTCCCTGCCATAGTCTGATAGACTGATAGACTGCCTTGCCATGCTCAGCTAGTCAAGCTCAGCTAGTCAAGCTCAGCTAGACAAGCTCAAGTTAGTCAAGCTCAAGTTAGACAAGCTCAACTAGTGTACATCTATCTCAACCCCCCCTACTATACTATAGCCACGCCAGGCATAAATCCACTACGTTTATTTTCATTTTCTCATAAATTAATACAATCTTAATACAATCTTAACACAATCTTAACAATAGACAAGGCAGAATAAAAATGACCCGCTTTTGAAAATATTGGCTTACAGTAGTGCAGCTAGGATCGACTATCACAAGCTAACTAATAGTAGAGTACCACCCTACTTGAGATAGTCTAGTCTAGCTGCATGCTTGTGCGGATTAGGATTATTGTGTGCTTGTTGTTGCTGATCTTGATCTTGACAAGCTAGCCCAAAAAATAAATGGATAAAAAGCAAAAATAAAGCTTACAAAAAATGGCAAAATTGGTATAATAAAGGTAGAAGAGAGAGAAGAGGAGAGAGAGAGGGGTTGATTAATTAATAATTAATCACTGCTAGCCAGAGCAGGAATCAAGGTGCAACTCCTTGACGGCAGTAATTAGTTAGTTAATTAATCGCAAGAAACTTGAGAAAAAAGCTTGACAATAAAAGCGAAAAGCGTTATAATAAAGGTAGAAGAAAGAGAAAGGAGGTCAATAAAATGAACAAGATTAAATTAAAAAAACAAGCATTGCACGACTATAGATTAATAGATCATGCCGACAAAGCCGAAAAAATGATGACGTTAATAGTGGCGCAGAAAAAAAAGCAGGGACATAGCAAGGTACTGCAACATTGCGTAGTATGCAATGGCGTTAAGACGATTTTACGAAGCTAGCCAAAAAAATAAATGAGAAAAGTAAAAATAAGGCTTGACAATAAATGCCGAAATTGGTATAATAGAGGTAGAAGAAAGAGAAAGGAGGTCAAAAAAATGAACAACAAAACAAAGACAAAGGACAAACACAATATGCGATATGTATCATATATACTAAGTATGCGCATTAGCTCAAGACGTACACGAGCAGCAGCAGAGATAGACATTATAGCAACGCTTGAATGCTTGATGCCTGACCACCCCCAATTTTTTTTAGAAAGAATTGCGCTGAACGATTCGAGAATAGAAGAAATTGAGGCAAAAGATTATGGGTTCTAATCGAAACTTTGGGCGACTGAAAAAATGTCGCTCAAGGTTTTGCATAGAAACAAAAATCAAGGAGAGCAAAAAATGAGAAAGCAAGAAAAGTCACTAACATGGCAAGACGAGTTACTATTATCATTAGTAGTATTTTTGGGATTATTGATAGTAATTTTATAACAACAACAAAAAAGGAGAAAAAAAAAAAAAATGAACAAACTAGAAACTATGGAAAAAATAAAAGAAGCTTACAACGATTTTCTAAACGATAGTCATAATTTTGAGGTTTTCGGTTATAAAATTAACGCAAGCGATGCGATACAAAAAATAGATGAAATTGCGTATGAAGAGGAATTCAGAAATTTTGTTGATGCATTGGGAGAAGCGGGCGAATTATCAGAAGATATGGAAAATTTGTTGCGCTTCTAATTGAAACTTTGGGCGACTGAAAAAATGTCGCTCAAGGTTTTGCGTAGAAACAACAATAAAAGGAGAAAAAAAAATGAACATGAAAAAACAACTAGCAGAGCTACAAGCAGAGCTAGAAAAAACAAAAAAACAGCTAAAAGCTGAACAAAAATCAAGTGCGAAATCAGAATTTGAACAGCGTCGTAGGCTAACGAGTGCTAAAGCATCTTGCGGGCTTAATCAAGATGGAAGCACCCAAAATAGACAAGCAAAGAGCGCAGCTGAATTTTTTAGACGAAAAAACACTGAAGAAAATCAGCTATATTATCTAACTCTTGAAGTAACCCGTACAAAAAACGAGATAAAAGAATTTAGGGCACGTAGCGCATAAATCGAGAAAAAAAGCTTGACAATAAAGGCTAAACGTGATATAATAAAGAGCATAACAACAAAGGAGAAAAAAAGATGAGGAAACAATTTTTTGAAACAAAAAAAGAAGCTAAAGAGTGTGACTGGTTTACTGTAATTGCAAAAGTTGACGGGGGATATTTGTGTTTTGAAAGTACCTACGATTACTTTGTTTGGGATGCACAGAAATAAAGCTTGACAAAAAAAGCAAAATATGCTATAATAGGGTTATAATCAAGACAAAAAGAGGGAACAAAAATGTTAGTAGAACTGTATGATATTAAAATGAAAGCATCAAAAGATAATGTTACTAAAGAATTGTTAGAACATGCAAAAAAAGATTTTACTGAGCAGCTAGGGGAATTTGACAATCAGAAAGCTTCAGTGTTCGGATTGCAGAAAATTGATTGTGATGGAGAACTATTCTGGACTTGCAAGTTTACAGATAATCTGGATTCGGACAAGCTAACAAACTGGCTAGAAGGAGTTGAGTGTACAAAACTATTTGATACGTGTAATATAGATTTACTTAACGTTGAAAACTGGCAAGAAAACTGGACAACAATTGATTATCTAGTATAAGTTCTAACTGAAACTTTGAGCGACTGAAAGTTGCTCAAGGTTTTGTATAGAAACAAAAATCAAGGAGGACAAAAAATGTTTAATACACTAGAGGAAGTAAAAAAAGTAAACAAAAACTTGGGCTATAATTGGTTTGATAAAAAAACTATGGAATTTTTTGGCACTGAAATAAAAACGGGATTGTTATATAATGAATACTTTGTAACATCGGATTTTCTGGATTATACTAAGACAAAAAAGAGATATACAGTAAGACGAGTATTAAAAAAAGGAGCAATTATAACGGTGGGCAGAATAGCGAGATATAATAATATGATTGATGCAATGATGATTATAGGAGGCTTAGTAAAATGATAAAAAGGCATACAACGGCGGAAAAAATACTAGAGGAAGGTGGCGCCACTATAGATTTTAATGGGCTAGAAACTGAATTTGAGCATGGATACGTAGTGGGCGTAAAATCAATAGTAGAAAAGCAACTTAGTAACGACAATAAGCAAACTTGTAAAGATATAGATTATTTTCACAAGCTGCTAAGAAGTGGTATACAATCTTATGAGTATGTAGGGTATTGGGTTGATTCTGAAAAGTTATATGTTGACATAGTGTGGCATGTATCAAGCTTTAGACAAGCTATCTTTTTAGCAGAGCAAAATAATGAAATTGCGGTGTGGGATTGTGCAAACAAAAGTAACATCATGATAATCTTATAAAAATTTAAACTCTCTTTTTTGCTAGCTTGGTAGCATAGCATAGCGTTATATTATCAAGCTGGTTTTATTCTTATAGTGAATGTGCAAAGGGGGGTAAACAATGGGGGTAATGTATAATGTATAGTGATTGTACAGAAAATTATTATAATGCACTAGATAAGTGCCTTACCGCAGAAGAGCAGGAATCTTTTACGGCGTGGTTAGAATTAGTGGGGGAATGGTGTTTAATGGGAGATATACCTGATTTATTGCGATTAATAGCAGATTATAAAGTAGACAATCTGGTAGGTTACAAATTGTAACCGACTGAACAATAACAATAACAAAAAAACATATGTGCATAAATCGAGAAAAAAGCTTGACAATAAAGGCTAAACGTGATATAATAAAGAGCATAACAACAAAGGCATAAACCAGCAAGGCAGAATAATGGATAAAAAAGATTTAAGAGTATTTGAGTACACTAAAAAGATACTAGTAAAATTAGAAAAGTTTATAAAAGTAGGTATGACTGAATACGATATAGCTGATTTTATACTAGAACAAAACGCTAAGGTATCATTTTTTCCCATTGTGGCGTTTGAAGATCATACAAGTGAAGCTCATCATATGGGAAATAATAAAGTACTTAAGTATGATGATATAATACTTGTGGATTTTGGATATAAAATCGGTACACAATGCAGCGATATTACTAGAATGTACACAATTAACAAATCAGGATTAGTAGAATTTCGGCATGATGGTATAGTTGAAACTATTAGAATGTTAGAAAAAATGGTATTGTTTACAAAAGATAAAACTGAATTAAAGTTATTTACTGAAAATCATATGCGCATGAGATTAGAATACGGTGTATTTCATGGGATAAAACAAATAGTACACGATGAAGATACTGAAATTTTTGCTATTGAAATTCATATGGAATTACATGGCTATGGTTTTAGGTTAGAAAACAATTATACTATTGAGAATGGGAAGCTAATAAATCTAACGGGTAAAGTTTAGGCAAACAAAAAGGAGAGTAAAAGATGAAATATAGAATGATACTAGAAAGTAAGAGCATAAAAGAGTTTAAAGGCATAAAAGTGTATAGAATACAGGCGCTAAAAGATTTCAGCTATGTAAAATAGGGGGATATTGGAGGATATATATCAAGTATGAGTAATTTAAGCCATGAAGGTAACTCATGGGTTTCTGGTAATGCTAGTGTTTCTGGAGATGCTAAGGTTTTTGGTAATGCTAATGTTTTTGGTGATGCTGATGTTTCAGGTAATGCTAGGGTTTATGGTAATGTTAATGCTTATGGTGATGCTAGTGTTTTTGAGGACGCTAGGGTTTATGGTAATGCTACTGTTTGTGAGGACGCTAGGGTTTTTGGTAATGCTAATGTTTCTGGTAATGTCATGATTTCCGATGATGCTGATGTTTTTGGTAATGCTAATGTTTTTGGTGATGCTGATGTTTCAGGTAATGCTAGGGTTTATGGTAGTGTTAATGTTTCTGGGAATGCTGATATTTCTGGTCATGCTATAATTTTTGGTGGATAATACGGGCATATTTATAAGTAAGAACAACAAACAAAGGAGTAGTAAAATGGAAGTTAATGTATTTGATAGAAATAGTGGAGTCATAGGAATAGAAGGGCTTAGTTTTGATGAAGTGCAAGGAGAGAATAAAGCCTTTAAGGTTATTACTATTACTATAAATGGGCAGGGTATGCAAGTTATAAAGCTGTTTTTTAAGGACG